GCAAATTCTGGACTGATAAAATTGAACACATTAAAAAACTAAAACCTGGTTCTAATTTATGTATTGTTGGTGCAGGTCCTACTGGAACCGAGTTAGCATTTCACTTATCAGATTTAGGTTTTAAACCAACTTTATATGATGGCTTGCTATCTGTATATACTTTTTTAACTCCAGAATCTAAAAATAAAATTATTGAACAACTTGTTAAAAAATCAATACCACTATATACTTCGAGAATGTTTGTTGATTCAGATAGAGTAAATTTTGATGATGTAATATTTGCAATTGGTTCAAGACCAAATGATTTAACATCCAAATGGAAACCAACAGGTCAATTAACATTAGAATCTAATCCAGAAGTATTTGTTGGTGGAGATGGTGTAAATACAGGATTACCAAAAACAGCACAAGTTGCATATCAACAAGGTATGTATGTTGCTAAAAAATTAAATAAATTAGATCAAGAAAAATATAATAGTCCTGATTTTAAATTTGTATCTAAAGGAACTGCAATATATATAGGAAAAAGTTGGTACTTAGTTGAATTAAAATTTAATGATTCATCTTTTACACTAGCAATACCAGAAAAGTTCGTTCAACTTTATTATTCTTTGTTTAAATAGAAATATTCGATAAATATATTATTTTAATAAATTTTTTTATGTAAAATAATATTATAATAATGAACTCTTCAGAATCAAAATATAACTTTTATGCAAGAACTTTTAAAGGCGGAGCTCAAACAACTACTAATCAAAAACAAGTTCAACCAGTTCAACCAGTTCAACCAGTTCAACCAGTTCAACCAGTACAAGAACAACAAGGTCAAGAACAACTACAACAAGGTCAAGAACAACTACAACAAGGTCAAGAACAGCAACAATATGAAGGTCAAGAACAACAACAAGTTTCAAATCCTGAATTACAAGATGAAGGATTAAATGAATTAAATCAACAAGTACCTAAAACAAAAGTTGATTTTAAAATTGCAACAATTATTGGAAATTTAGATCAAACTCTTGGATCCAAACAAAAAATTAATATTGATAAGCTATTTATGGGACAACTTTTTGGTTCAAATTTTTATTAAACATTTTATTTAAACATTTTTCTAAATAATGAAAATATCACTGTTGATATCATCACTATGAGTATACCACGTACAATATCTATTCCTACAAATGTTAATGACCATTTTTCTGGATTTAATGTATAGTTACTTAAACTATATATTCCATATATAGCTAATCCTAGTACAGGAGCTGTTTTTAAAATATTTAAAAGACTAAAATCAGATCTAGAAACTATTAAAAAATAAATAGCCATAGCAATACAAAACCAACATGCGAATATATAGACAATATTAATTAATGATTCTTGAGGTAATACAGAACTATATAAAAATCCAGCATATTTTTGAGTTAAGAATAAGAACAGTGAATCTAAAATAGCAACTAATGCAGTTAAAAAAAATATTTGTATCATTATAACATAATCATATAAAAATTTTTTATATATTTTATTATTATATGTTAGTAACAATTGGTTTTAGAAATTTAGCAATTATAATTGTGATTTCAATTATATTAACAGCTTTGTCATTAGGTGGTAGTATTTTTAAATTTAATCTTTTTGGTTCTTCAGGTAAAGTTCAAGGTATAACAAAAAAGAAAAAATAAAAATTGTTTTATTAATTGACTGATATTATATCTATAATATAAATTAATAATATGTGTGATTTTAAATTAGTAAATTCTTTTGATGCATCAGTTCGTGAACAAATTGCAACACGAGTTGTTCAAGAATTAAGTAAAACTCTTCCTAATTTACGTGTTGATTATTCTTGGGAATCTGGTTTCAATTTACCATTAATAGGAACCAAATGGGCAGTCTGAGATTATGGAAATTTTTTAAATTCTATAATTAAATATCATGATTCAAGACAGCTTAGATTTTGTATTAATGACAATAAAGTTATTGGTTTAAGATTTAAAGATGGACTAAAATACTGGACTGATCAAGAAGTTCAAACAGTTCTAGACTGTTTGGATGAAATTGTTTGTAAAAAAAAATTGACTTTTTAATAAATTTATTTATTAATATTTAATCTATTAATAAAAATGGAAACATATAGATCTGAACTAGATAAATTAGATACATATTTTGAATCTAATAAATTACATCATTCTATACTAAGTGTACAAATTTATAAAATTCTATATTGGATTAAGATAAAGTTGGGTAAAAAAGATGGATATATTGATTGGATTAGTAAAGGAAAAGATTCACAGATAATGACAGACATTATACAAGTTCTTTATCTAGTTTTAAATGACACTATTGATCAAATGGAAGTTGTATTAGGTACCATACAGTTTAAATCTTTTAAAGAACTTGAAAAAATTACTAAACTTATTATTGAAAACTTTGATAAACCTATTAGATCAAATCCTCATATTATTTATGATGAGACTGAAGATGAACGTACTGAAAATGAACTAGATGGAAATCTACTTCATAAATTAGAAAATTTACTTTCAATTGATAATTTTTTAGAAGAATCAGTTGCTAATTCTTAAATTTAACTCTTCTAAATCTTGTTTTGTATTAATGTTTGCAATTTCAATTGATCTACTTTGTGGTAACTCATAGTAAGATAATTGATGTCCTGACTCATATGCTAATTTTATTATATCTGTTAAATAATATTCATTAGATGCATTTGATGAACTTATTTTAGGAATTGTTTCTTGTAATACTGATAATTTCATCCAATAAATCCCACAATTTACAAATTTAATATTTTTCTGTTCTGTATTACAATCTTTTTCTTCAATTATTTGTTTTGGTGATTTTGTTTGTGTATCAATCCAAACTCTACCATAACCATAGGGATTTGATAACATTGTTACTAGCAAACTATTAGGTTTTGATCCTAAATTATTAAGGGTTTCAATTGAAATTAATGGTACATCTCCAGACAAAATAAGTACATCAGTATCTGGTTGTAAATTTTCATCCATCCAGTCTAGTGCACATTTTACTGCATGACCTGTTCCTAATGGTTCATCTTGATCTATCCAAACAATTTGTTTATTATCGGGAAACCATTGGGTTACAACTTGAGAAATTTGATTTTTATATTTACCAACAATAATTCCTATTTTTTCACAATTAGATGCAAATGCTTTTTCAATAACCCAACATATCATAGGTTTAGATTGTATTTGATGTAGGACTTTAGGAATATCTGATTCCATTCTTTTCCCTAATCCTCCTGCCATAATTAAAGCAAACTTCATTTTATATTATAATATAACTTTTTTGCTTTTAAGTATTTTAATTTATATTTGTTTACAGTAGATTCTTGAACAGTAGATTCTTGAACAGTAGATTCTTGAACAGTAGATTCTTTAATTGAGTATTTATCTAAATCAATTACTTGTTGTGTTGCTGTTGCTAATTGTGCATTTAAATCTGGTATTTCAAAATTTGTATTTATTTCTTTGTCAGCCATTATTAATTTAACTAGACATAATAAATTCAGTAATTTTTTTAGTAATTTTATTCAAGACAAGTTTATTAAATCCTAAACTTAAAATTATAGTAATAACTCCTGTTGTTAGTGGAGGATATCCACATCCTATAGCAATTCCAACTCCAATAATAAAAGATACAATTATATCTGTAATAAGAGGCTTATCTAACATCTTGACAAATGCTGTTTCAACACCTAATAACAAATGTAAAATTTGACCTCCTATAAATAAAATTCCAAATAAATATATAAATTCTTTTTCTAGAAAAATTGCAAGAACTACTGAAGCAATTACTGTTAAAAATAAATCTGCAGAAGCAAATGGACCAATTCTATCTGCATGTACACCTTCTCCTGGTTTTCCAAAAATATCTTTTATTTCCATTTACTATTTTCTATATTAATATAGAAAAATAAAATTATTTAAAGTTATATTAAATAATATAACTTATAATAACTAATGCTTATTCAATTTGATAGAGAAGATTCTGAAAACCTTGTTCTTACTTTTGATAATTCTGCCGATGATTCAGAACAGATGAAAGATTTTATTGATTGGTTAGAATCAAGTGGTTTAGAGTTTAATAAACTTAAAATGAAAATTCCTGGAGTTACTGATAAAGTAACAAATGTATTTGTTAAAAAACCACAAACTAATACTAATACTACAAAAAAAGTAACAAATACAGTTGTTCAAGAACTTGAGACAACTGTAACAACTGTAACACCTAAACCAACTCTTTTAGAAGAAGAGTCTGATACTGAAGAAAATATTAATGTTACAGCAGTAGATGAATCATCTGAATCAGAATCAGAAGATGAACCAGTTTCAAGAACAAAAAAAACAACTAAAAGAGTTAGTAATTTAAGAAAGTAAATATAAATGATTACTTTTTAATAGATCTTGATTATCAGTTTTTTTATAATTTTGAATAGTAAATTTATCAAATAAAATTTGTGGATCAATTTTTTCTACACCTTTATTAATTAAATTTAAAAATACTTTTCTAGGCTTTGTTGTTATGAGATGAATCCATCCCATAAGTTCATATGTTACAAATTCACAAGGAATATCAATAAAAACACAATCATATTTTGTTTGAGTAGTAGAAACAAAATCTAAACCAGTAGTATTGTAGACATGAATTATATCAGATACAGAAAAAAAGGTTTTGTATAATTTTGTTAATATTGAATTTGTATCTACACAATCTATTCTTTCTATTTTATTAACTTGTTGATTTGCTGATATTGATGCAAATTTAGATATAAAATAATTTGGCATAGTACCAATTCCAAGACCTAATATAAGATAATTTTTAGAAAAATCAGTTTCATCTAAAAGACTGATATAATATTTAAGATATTGCATAACGGGTTTATCCATACTAAATAAATTGTATTCAGATTGTATATAATCTTGTTTTGTTTTAAATTTACACATAATACGATTTAATTTATTATCATAAATAATATATACCATATCATTGATAGATAAAATAATTTGATTAGATTTAATAGGTTTTATATATGAACATTTATCATTTACAATTTTTAATTGTTCATT